CGCCGGTTCAGGGGGAGGGCTAGACGACGGCCGTCGGGTCGGTCTCGACGGTGGTGTAGAGGGTGCCGTCCTCCTCGGGGAAGATGAGGACGGTGATCTCGTAGACCGTGGGGTCCTCCTCGCCTTCCTTGACCTCGCCGATCTCGGAGACCTCGGCGTGCTTGACGATGCGGCGCTTGGTGCGGCCGCCGTCACGCAGCTCGAAGCCGATGGCGAAGGCGTCGGTCGTCGGGACGACGATGCGCGAGGTGCGCACGCCGCCGACGGTGATGCGCTCGGAACCGGGGTTCACGAGGCGGAAGGTGGCCTTGTTGTCCTCGAGCGCGACGAACTTGAAGGTGCGCTTGTGCTTGGACTTCGTGCGGCGGTAGAGGACGCCACCCCAGGCGTACGACTCGGAGGTGTCCTCGTCGCGACCTTCGGTGAAGCCCTCAGCGCCGTCGAGGAGGCCAGCGGCCTCCCAGGCAGCGCCCCAGGCGGTGGTGACGTCGTCGGGGCCTTCGGTGTCGACGGCTGCGATGTAGACGTCGGCTCCCTGCCACTGGGCGGTGTTCTTGGCTTCTCCCATGGGAGTCGCTCCAATCAGTCGAGTTGCTCCGGCACGAGCCGAGCGGTGAGGGTGAGGTAGGAGAGGGGCTCTCCCGTGTCGGGGTCCTCGGTGGGGAGGGGGCCCGTGCGGTCGCCGAAGCTGCGTACGCCGGGGGCGTGGGCGCCGAGGAGAAGTGCTTCGCAGAGGCGGGCGAGCGCGAAGCCGAGGCCCTAGTCGCGGTGCCAGATGGAGAGGCGGACGGCCTGCTGACCGTTGAGGCGTGGCGTGCGGCTCGAGCCGTCGACCTGGACACGCACGTAGGGGCGCGGGCCTTGGGGGTCGGCCGGCTTCGTGCTCACCGTGACGCCCTGGGCTTCTGGCTCGGGGCGGGCGGCGAGGAGCGTGCGGAGGACGTCGCGGGTGACGAGCCGGGCGTCAGGGAAGACGAGGCCGGTCACTTCTTGCTCCTGACCTCGAGGCCGGCAGCCGCAGCGGCCTTGCTGAGCGTGCCGTGCTTGGCTTCCATGCCGAGGCCTGCGGGGTGTGCAAGCGTCACGCCGGCGGCGGCACGGTCGGTCGTGTACGTGTCGACCTTCACAGGGAGTGGCTCGCCGCTGCGGACCGTCTCAGAGACGTTGCTGGCGACGCTGTCGGCGGTGTCGGCGACGAGGGCGGCGACGTCAGCGGACTTCAGCACCTCGAGGATGCCGGGGCTGTCGAGGCGGAGCTGGTTGCGGGCCATGGGGCTCCTCTCAGGCAGTGAAGCGGACGAGCTGGGCGGAGGTGAAGGTGCCCATGGACTCGCTGCGGCGGACGACGGGGTCGCCGTCGACGCGCCACACCTCGCCGGAGATCTCGACGCGGTCGTCGCGGTGCAGGTCGGCGGCCGAAGGGACGAGCAGGAGGCGCTCGCCTTCGGTGAGTCGGGTGACGACGCCGTCCTTCTCGGACGACGTGACGTCGTGGACGACAGCGCCGCGGAGCCGCTGCCGCTCCGGCTCGTCCCAGGACTCGACGGGGTCGCCGTCGTAGTCGAGGGCCGTGCCGGGGCGGAGGCGGTAGACCGGGCGCGCTCGGGTGGGGCGCGCGAGGCTCACGGCACGTCCTCCAGCTCGACCCAGGGGAGGGCTTCTCCGACGACACCGGTGAGGGCGTCGACGGAGACGAGGTGGACGACGCCGTCGATGACGGCGTTACGCGGCTCGGGGGGCTGGCTCACGTCGTGTCTCCTTCCCCGTATGCACTGGGCGTGCGGATGGTGCCGACGAAGCCGCCGGAGCGGCCCGTCGCGGCACGGCGGACCTGGGCGATCTCGCGGGCGGTCAGGTAGACGCCGGACGTCTCCGTGTTGCCGACGGTGTGCTCGCCGTAGGTCTCCTGGGCGATGCCCTGCGGGTTCTCGTACTCGCGGCGGGCGGCTTTGAGGACGACGAGGTGGACGACGTCGGGGGCGTCGAGCTTCCAGGCCGTGGCCTTGGAGGTGGCGACCTCGGCGAGCACAAGCGCGGTGGCGTCTTCGAGGGCCGCTACGGCGCCGGCGAGGTCTTCCTCTTCTAGGGAGCCCTCCGGGACGCGGAGGCGCCGCTCGAGCTCGGCGACCGGGGGCGGGAGCAGGTTAGGCACTCGGTCTCCTCTCGGGAGGCGGTGAGGAGGGAGCCGGGGTGAGCGGCTCCCTCCTCAGTCGACTACTCGCCGGCGGGTTCGGCGTCGGACGTCGAGATGCGGATGGCGGCGCCGTTCGGCACCTCCGTCACCTTCACCGTGCCGAGCGCGTAGTCGCGCTCGACGCGGAAGAGCGGCATCGCCGTGACGCCGGCGAAGATCGACACGAGCGAGCGGTCGACGGTGAACCTGGCGTCGTAGTCGCGGAGGTAGCGCAGGGCGTAACCGTTCGCACTCACGGTCTCGCCGAACGCGGCGCCTTCGGGAACCTTCGGGGCCCGGACGGCGAGGGTGAAAGCGTTCTTGTGGAACGCGACGATCTGGTCCTCCTCGAGGCGGGTCGACTCGACGACGGTGAAGCCACGCACGAGCCCCACCTGAGCCTCCCGGAGAGCCGCGGGTGAGTCGGACTGGCTCGCGTCGGTGATCGCCTTGGCGTCAAGGAGGTCGGCGTACACGGCCGTCCCGACGACGGCGACGAGGCCGCTCGCGGGGACGTTCCGCTGACGCAGGCTCGCGCGGATGCGGGTGAACGCCGAGACCGGGTCGGTTCGGTCGTAGGCGATGGAGGTGTCGAGGGGGACCGCGCGCAGCTTCTCGGCCACCAGGTGCTCGAGCTTGTCGACGACGGCCTCGACCTGCGGGGCCAGGACGCGGGACGCGAAGTCGTCGATCCGGAGGCTCACGTCGCCCTCGGAGAGGTTGATGGCGCTGTAGGCGTGCGTGGTGAGGCTCACCGGCACGGTCTTCTCTGTGAGGTCGTCCGTGACGATGGCGGCCTGGGTCTCGTCGATGTCGCGATCGCGGGCGATCAGGGCCGGCCCGACGCGCACGTCGACGGTCTTGCCGAGCGCGGTGGCGATGTCGGAGTCGTAGTTGCGCGAGATGAGGGCGGTGAGGACGGAGTCTTCCTTCGCCAATTCAGCGGCGACGGCGGCGACCTGCGCCGGGGTGTAGAGGTCGTTCGGCATGTGGCCGGGTCCTTTCGGAGAGGGTTAGCTGCGCGCCTTGGCGGCGATCGCGGCAGGGTCAAAGGGCTCGGCGACGTCGCCGCCGTGTCCAGGAGTGAGGGTCAGGTCGGGCTTCGGCTTGCCGGGGAGCTCCGGCTTCGCGTCGGCGTCCGGCTTGGGTTCGCCGTCGGGCTTCGCGTCGGCGTCCGGCTTGGGCGCTTCGGCGGGGGCCTTCGGCTGACCGACCTTCGACAGGCGTTCGGCCTTGGCGAGGATCTCCTCCTCGGTGTCGCCGGAGAGGAAGTCGACGAAGTCTTCGGACACGGTGGGGTGCTTGCGCAGGGCCCGCTCGGTCCAGAGGGCACGCTCGGCCTTATCGGCGCGGTCCTTCTCGGTCTCGCCTGCGGTGGCCTTCGTCTCGGCTTCCGTCAGCGCCTGGCGGGCGGTAGCGAGGTCGGCCTGCAGGGTGGACTTGTCGCCGCGGAGGTTCTGGACAAGCGTCCAAGCCTTCGCTTCGTCGAAGTCGTCGCCCCAGGGCTTCTTCTGGTCGGTGGTGTCGGTCATGTTGTTCCTCCTGGGAACGAAAAAGCCCCGGACCTGCCGGGGCTGAGATGGGGGAGTGGGCTCTGCGTCAGAGGGACGCGTAGAACGCGTTCGGCTTGCCGTCGGCGCCGAGGGGGCGGGGGCCGACGAGGGCGCCGAAGCCCTTGAGGCCCTCGATCGTGTCGACCGTGATGACCTGCCCCGCGACGGGGGCAGTGGTCAGGGCGCCGATTTGCTGGAGCTGCCAGCCAAGGACTGCCAGCACCTTCTCCGACGAGATGCCGCGGAGGGTGTGGAAGTTGACGGAGTGGAAGACGTCTGGGCGGCCCTTGACCCGGACGAGCTTGTGCTCGGCCTGCGGGTCGGGCAGCTTGGCGTCACGGGCGAGCACGTTGACGGTGCCTCGGATGCCGGGGTTGCCCTTGCCGCCGCCGCCGTCTTCTTGGGTGAGCGCGGCGCGTACGTCCTTGAGCCAGGCGCGGTCGTCGTCAGTGAACATGTCGTCCTCCTGGTCAGGTTCGAAGACGCTTGAGTCGGAGGACGCAAGCGCGTAGTGCGGGGTCGGGGTGGTGCCGTCGGCTTCGACGTGCCACGGCTCGGGTGGCGAGAAGGTGAGGCCGGTGAAGCTGACGCCGAAGTCGGGTCCGTACCTCTTGATCGCGGCGATTTCGGCGGCGTTCAGGGCCTCGCCGTTGGGTCCGCCGAGGTCGGCGGCGTTGCCGTGGTTGACCTCGTCGTGGCGAGACGTGTAGAGGACAGCGGCGAGGGGACCTTGGCCGCGCTCGAAGCGCTGGCGGAGGATCTTCTGACGAGCGCGGGTGCGCCGACCTTCGTTCACCGTCAGTCGTCGACAGCCTGGGAGCGTGGCGATGTAGGCGATGAGGCTCAGGACTTGGCGGGCGGCTGACGCTTCGAGGAATTGCTCGACGCCGAAGACGTCACCGCGGTACTTGGACGTGCCGACGCTGGACCAGACGGTCATGCGGCCTCCTAGGCGGTCTTGCGAGCGGCGAAGTAGGCCTCGTGGCTCGCGGTGAAGTGGGCTTGGAGCTCCTCAAGACTGAGCTCGGGGTGGGCGACGGCGTAGGCGTAGTCGGTGCGCCAGAAGCCGCCGACGTCCCGCGTGGACGCCTTGTAGAGGTTGTTCAGGCGGCGCGAGGTGGGGTCCCAGCCGCCGGTGCGGTCGTTTTTGAAGACCGGCTTGGCGGAGCAGCCGCATCCGTCGTGGGCCTCGAAGTGGACGGTGACGGAGGTGTAGACGGGGCCGCGGCCAAGGAGCATGGCGCACCAATGGCACGGCTTGCCGTCGCT